TGTTCCGTATTTTTTAATCCCTACTTGCTGCCGAGCGGCAATGTCGGCGCAGACTAATGCTTCAATTCCGATTGGTGTTGTTTCGTTGTTCATAGTTCGTTTTTGTTTTTGTTAGAACATTCCGCATCAGTCAACGCTGGGCGTGCCTGTGCTTGGGCGTTCTTATTCTTCCTCGGCTTCTTGGCATTCTCCCTGGCCGCCTTGGTTTTTGCTGCTGACTTCTTAGCCCCTCCGATTTTGCCCATTTCGCTGGCTGTTAGTTGTTTGGTCATAGAGTTACCACGCTTCAAAATACGATTGGAAAATATCGCAATAGTTCGCTGTGCAAGTGGCTTTGCTAACGTCTATTATTTCAGTTAGTAGCTTTTCAATGGCATTTACGCCGCACTTAGCAATTGGCAGCTTATTGACAGTAATTGCAAACATTAGGAATACTCTAGCGGATTTATTCGCATCTCCAGCAAGGTTCCAAACGTCGAATTTGTTAGCCGATAAAATCGCTTTGGCAGCGTTTTTATCGGCCATTGTTTTTTCTGTTAGTATTTCATATTGTTTTTTCGTTAGTGTTAATCGCCACTCTCGGTGACGCGCTCATGATAGCCAATCGTTTCGCTATTGCAACAATTATTTTCATTTATTTTCATTTTGTTCTGTGGGCTTTATTCTACAAGGGTTTTTTCGTGCGGCAGGCATTTTTGCTGGTTTTTTTCTGTTAGGCTTGTAACGCGCTGTAACGTATATGGAATATAGGGTTTTGCCATTTTGTAACCGTTTGTAACCAAATGTAACGGAGTGCGTTACAAAATTCAGACTTACGGGTATAAGGATTCCAGCGTTTTTTTCTCTATTTGTAACCATATTTAAATATATAGGTACTGTACTGTGGTGGTGGATATATAAGGATATATAATTATATATGTCTGTCTTGGTTTTTGGTTACAAGTTACAAAAACGCTACGATCATTATGGCAGTAGGGCGTTTTCTTGTAACGCGGTGTTTTTTGTTGGTTACAAGCGGGCTGTGGCGTGTGTGTCATTGTGGTTGCTTGGTTTGCGGTTGTTAGAAAACGTTACAAATGCTATAAAAGTGGCAAAATCACTGCTTTTTGAACCACATTTGTGCCAAATCTGACCGCTTTTGGGCTGTTATTTGCCCCAAAAACCCGTAAAAGTTGCCCTTTCCACTTCGCCCCCGCCCACGGAGTCGACGAAAAACACCGCTCAAGCCCTTGATGGTTGTTCGCAACAATGAGCGATTCTTCCTCGATTTTTATGCCAATTCGCAACAATGCGAGAGTTTCTGGCTCAGAAAAATGATCTTTTTTCACTCTCTGCACCGCCTCATCGATGGTGATTTGTTCCGTTCCGAATTGTTTCTCAACCCTAACAAGAGAGGAAAACAAATGAGCCAAGCACTGATTTTCGTCAGCGTCCACCGCGTCGATCTTAAATCCGTTCCAATCCTGCTTTGCAAGCCATTCAGCGGCTGCCGACTCTGTGATTTCTCGCGTTGATGTTAGAGAGTATGCGCCGGCAAGCAATGTGCCAATCTGATCTGCGCTGCGTTTGTCTCCCGTGTGAGTTACGGCGGCGGATGAAAATATATCAGCGTTGTGGCGAGTTGTTTTTGCGTTGCGGATTGCCCGACTGCGAATTTTTGCGCAAAATAATTTATTGGCGGTTGTGTCTTTCCAAAGTTTTTTTACCCGATCAAATTGCGCGGAGTTGTCAGATTTTCGCAATCCCAAAACGCTGATGCGTGAGGTGTCTGCTTTTTTTACAGCGGCGACTCCGATGGAGGAAAAACAAAACATTGATCTCACCATGTAAGTTATGCTGCCGCCCGATTGCGTCCCCTTGACAATACCTGCTCCCGATTCACTGCTTGCTTGTCGTGCTAGCTCTAACACTCCATCCATGCGCGGTATGCTGCGTTGATTTTCCGCTTCCGCCTCGTCAAAAAGGACTGGCAAGGCATCGCTTCCGAGCTGTCCACGGATTCCCGCTTCGCTCGTGTTGCCCTGCACAAATACGGCGCTATTGCCCACTAACGGATTTACGATATTTCCCATAATCCATGTCTTGCCGCTGCCCGATGCCCCTGTGACCCAGATATGTGGTCTCCATTGCATCGCCCCGCAGATCGGAGCAAGTGCCATCCAGCCGGCAAGTAATTTGCCGTATAACGGTTGATCCCATGACAGCGCATCGCAAAGCGTGATTAATTGCGCAGATTCAGCGTTTTTAGCCGCATCTTCGGTATCTAGCGAGATTGATAGCCCCGCTTCGTAAATCGACCGTGTAAGGCTGGTGTATCGCGGTATTGCTATCGACTTGCCATTGACTGCTAATTTATCTCCAGCGTGGTAAATTACATCTGATCCATCAATCCAGCACCCACGACCACGAATCAGTCGAGAGTCAAACTTTGGTAGTGATTGAGACATTTGTATAAGTGCGTTACATGCAGCATCCCAGTCGCATCCTGACTTGCCAGGGAAAACAGATTCCCAGCATTGCAGTGGTGCAAGCTGCATCATATTGAGCTTAGTGTGTCCCGCTGGTGTCAGCCCTACGACATGCTGCCCGTTGTCTGGCATGTATCGCATTACCCCGTCATCCATGCCTAAAATGCGGAACGGCATGTCAGCAATGCGGTCTCGCACGGTCGATTCGTTTCCGTCCTCAAAGCAATCTGACATTATAGGCTCAGATGGTTCGGCGGCGTCCGATATTAGTCTCGATATTGTGTCGCAATCGGTATCTGCTGCGTCCCACCCGCTCGGCATGTCGTTAGGTATTGCCACTATGTTTATAGTAGCTGCAATCGGCTTTATGATCGCAATCAACGATTCGACAGCTCGTTGCCCAGGATCATCATTGTCGCCCCAAATAATCACATGCTTTCCAGTTAATGGGGAAAAATCAGTTTTATGAATTGCCGCGCATCCTCCCGACCACGTAGTGCCATGATATCCCGCTGCGATGATTGCGTTCGCTGTTTTCTCCCCCTCTACTACTATTATAGTTTCTGATGTAAATGGTAAATTATAAAGCGGTCTCGGCTCTGTCATCGCTTTCCATTGCCACGATTCGTTGCCTTTATTATCCTTGCACCAAGTCATTGGTAATGTTTCTTTTTTGCCATTGCTAAGATCGAATCGCGCAACAATGCCAGCAATGTTTCCATTGGAGTTGCGGTAAATCCAATGAGCTGATGGTTTGCCGTGCTTGTAATGCCTAAGCTCTGGCAATGCTTGATTTTGTGGGGCGCATGGCAAGGCAGTATATGTTTTTTTCTCGCGTGGTTCGTCTGGTAATCCAGCAAGCTCGGCAATGCGTTTTCGGTGATCCTTGCCATCGGTTGACTGATATAATACACAGCCAAATTTTCCGTCTTGGTTAATAAATAAATGGTCTGCGTTGTTGTCGCCGCCTGTTTCGGCGCAAGCAGGGCAACGTGCGATAATTTTATTCCCTTTGTGCCGTGGTTTTTCTAGTTTTGATAAGTCTAGCATGATTTTATTGTTTGCGTTTTTTTATTTCTTGGTCTATTGCTGATTTTAGACATCCTTTTAATTGTAAATTTTTTTGCATCCATTGAATATAATCCGTTGGTAAATCTGCAATAATTACTCCTTTATATTTTCCAAATGGCATGCGGGTCTTGCTAAGATGCTGGCTGTAAATATCCGCATGTTTATAAGATCCAAGTTTTTCTATATCTGGACACCATTCATTTTTTCTTAGAATAGAAACAAACATAATGGCTGCATTTCTCCATTCTCCATCCTGAGCAGATTTATTGACCGCTAGGGCTAGGATCTTCATGGCTTTTTCTGGTATATTCATAATTTTTAATTAATGTTAGGGCTTCGGTTGCGCTTCTTGCGATTCCCGCAATGCCTCCGCGCTCCGTGATAAATTTGATGAAATTTTGCTGCTCTGTAGTTGGTTTTCCAGTTGCCGATTTGCATTCAATGGCTAGGAAAACTGCGACTTTTTTGCCAACGTGGTGAGGTTCGATAGTCATCGTGTGCATTCCGATTAAATCACTCCCGCCAGCTCCAGGTATACCAAAATTAACCCACCGCCCTCGCACTTGTAGCTTGGCAATATTGTTTCGCCATGCCCTCGTTTCGGATTTATTACATGCCGCAATGATCTCTGATTGTATTTGTGATTCTGTCATAAATTTAATTCTTTCGCCTTGTAGTAAACAAACCCAGGTTTATAGCCTTTGACTTTTGCAATGCGCTTTAAATCATCGCGTGATTTTACATCTTTCATAAGCATTGCCAGCGGCGTTTTCTCTATGCGTTTTATTTCCACGAGTTCGCCCTCGACTTGCTGTATTTCACGCGCCTTTTTTTCGTCGTGGTAGCCACACTCAGGGCAGGTCAATTCGACCCGCGGAAACATAGCATAGCACGATTTGCATTGAGTGTATGGATTAGGTTTATCATCCTCGCCCTTGGTCTTTTTGGCCACGCCATCAAGACTCCATTCGCGGGTATCGTGTGCCATGCCATGTCTAAGCACGTTGCCGACATGGTCTAACACAATAGAGCATTCTTTGCCATCGTAAGGTCTTAAAATTCTGCCAAGTTGTTGCAGATGCAAACTTAAGCTGTCGGTTTTTCTCAACAATAATGCCGCCCCAACAACGGGACAATCAAAGCCCTCAGATGCTATTTCACAATTTGTCATCACCGATATTTTGCCACTGCCCAAATCACTAACAATTTTTTTCCTTTCATCGTTAGTCATGTTCGCGTGAATTGTGGCAGCCTTTATCCCATTGCTGTTAAATTGATCGGCTACGTGCATCGCATGATCTACTGTCACGCAGAATGCAATTGCTGGCATGCCTTTACATAAATTTGCGTAATGTGAAATTACGCATCCCGTAATACTCGCCTTATCCACCATTGCAGCCTGTTGGTCTTTTGCCCAATCTCCACCGCGTTTTTTCAATCCAGAAAAATCAACATTGATAGGCGGGGCATAGTATTTGCAAGGCGATAAAAACCCGCGTTGCGTTAGCTCTAAAACGCTTGGACCAAGTATTATCTCAGAAAAATAATCCGACAAGCCGCGCCCATCCAAACGCACTGGAGTAGCCGTCACTCCTAAGACGCGAGCGTTTGGAAATGCGCGGATAATTGACTTATAGGATTCTGCGGCCATGTGGTGGCTTTCATCGCAGATTATCAAATCTGGTGGAGGTGTTTTATCCAGTCTTTTCGCCAATGTTTGAACCATTGCAATCTGCGCCTTGTGTGAAAAATTAGGCGTTATTCCTGTCTGTATAATCCCGTGATTTATTCCGAATTTTGTAAAAGTGGCAGATGTTTGACTAACCAGTTCTTTTCGGTGAGCCATGCAAATAACACGCTTGCCAGCTTGCTGCACTCTATATGCAATATACGAAAAAAGAATTGTCTTACCTGAGCCAGTAGGACTGACAACAAGCGGGTTTTTTACTCCGCGCTTAAATGCCGCGTGGATTTTTTGGAATAAATCCTCTTGGTAATCTCTAAGCTGTATCATATTGTGTATTTCCAGTAATATCCACCACTCATCGTATTTCTTTTTATGGCATTGTAAATTGCACAATTGCTAACCCCTATTGATTTTCCAGCTGCTACCATCGAATCAAAGCTTGCTACGATTGTTTGATTTTGATCAAATTGATCTACCCGTCTCACGTTAGGTGGTTGATTTTTTCTGTAGTATTCTTTTAAGTGTTTAGAATGATTTGTTGCAATATGCGGGTTTTCAGTGTGCCATCTTTTATGGTTTGTTGATTGCAATTTACGCATATCAGGATCAGACATTTGCAATGTAGCTCTTTGTGATTGAGCTTTGCGAGCTAGTGGACACTCCCATTGTTTATTCGCTTTAATTCTTTGATTGTCTTTAAAATTATCATTGGCATGGCTTTTAGCAATCGAGGAGGAAACCAGCGACCTATATTTATGATCACTCCATAAATTTTTGGTTTGAATTGATTTTAATCTTCTTGACTCAAACGTAAAACGATATCCACTTACGCTGCCGGCTATCGGAGCTAAGTTTAATGCAATATGTCGATTAGTGGCATCAAGTTTGTCAATCCAAAACTGTTCCCTCTCTATGCACTTGTCTTTTTCACAAAGCTCTAATACTGTGTATAAGAATGATTCCGCACCATATTTGTTCCAATTTTTTTGCAATAAACTATTATCGTGTTTGCCGTTTTTAAGGTTCGTTTGGTGTGATCTGCATCTTCGACGCAAACAAACAGTAGAGCTTCCTACATAAAATTTACCGTTTGTTTTACATGTAATTAAATATACGCCAGTTGATCTAGTTGGCAATGATTCGATTTTTTGTATTTCCATAATTTTAATCACTAAAAAGCCCTCTATTCCGCTGCCAAGTTGAAAGCATCTGAGATGAAGCAGATGTCCGCGAAATAGCGGCTTGGCAAGGGAATAGAAGGCTGTTTGTTATTAGTCGATTCATCATTTTTTCCGCTTTCAAACGGTGTTGTCAATTTGTGGCAACGCGCAACCCTAGCCTATGCGCGGGGGGAGTCAAGAAATAATTGCTCAGGCAACGCAATTTGTTTCGCGTCCGTGAACATGTCCATTTGCGCCGTTTCACGCTTTACTCGGTCTATTCCAGCGGCGAAGTAGTCTGTATCTAGCTCGCATCCTGTTAGGTGCAGCCCAGCGTAGTGCGCGGCTATGGCATGGCTCATGCTTCCGAGGTGCGTGTCCAGAATCTTGTCGCCCGCTTTGGCGTAGTTGGCTAGCAGCCAGCGGTAGAGGGCAACGGGTTTTTGGCAAACGTGAAATCTCTCTGTTCCGCTTTCCGTTTGGCTAGTCAGTGAGAAAACTTTAGAGTTGCGATCAAACGAAGTCAGAGCAAGTTCAACGTCTGACATCGTGTGCATTCCCGCCATGTTTGGTTTTTGCCATGGAATGAAATGACGGGCTGGCGGCAGGTGTTGCGTAAAGTAATTCCCACCCCAAACGATCCAATTTTTAGAAACTCGCATCATTTCGTCAAAGAATGCTTTTTCTGGCGCAACGTCCCATTTTGCGCCTTTGTCTTGGTATTTAACAGACCATGTTCCGCCAGCGACTAGCTTGTCGCCTAATCCATACGGCGGGTCAACAATAGCCAGCTCGAAATGCTTATCAGGATACCCCCGCATTAGATCCATGCAGTCCATTAGTCTCAGGTCTAGCCTGTCTGTTTTGTAGTGTGTCATAGTGTGTAAAGTTTACCCCCGCGCTGGATGCCTGGAAATCGTTTTCCCCAGCGCGAGGTTGGTTTTCCGTTAGCCACTCGGCTAGGGAGATGGTTATTGACACTTTCGCGTCTGGATAATTAGCTGTTGTGCAGAATCGAAGAAGCCGTTTCGTCGATCAGCGTTTTTAGATCAGAAATGTAATCGGTGATGCTCCAGCCCTCAATCTTGCAGACCATCAGATCCACCATGAGTTCTTGCAGCAGCTTCTCCTTGAACTTTGCCCGTGCCAGTTCGTTGGTGGCTTTTGCGGCGGCTTTGATTTCGCTAGGCGTGAGATCTAT